CAGAAGCCCGATCGGTGGCACAAGACGGTGTCCATGAATGTGACGGTGAACGGCACCAAGCAACCCATCTATCTGCGCAAGTACGAATACCTTCGTAACTATTGGCCGGACGATACGCAGACATCTACTCCTTTGTACTACGCGGATTATGACTACACGCACTGGCTCGTTGCTCCCACGCCCGATGTGGCATACAATTACGAGATCCTGTACTACGAGCGTGTACAGCCGCTCGATTCCAGTAATCAGACTAACTGGTTCACCATCTACGCGCCACAAGCCTTGCTCTACGGTTCACTCCTTCAAGCGATGCCGTTTCTTAAAAATGATGACCGCACCGCGATGTGGAAAGCGCAATACGATATCATCATGGAAACACTGAGAGGCGAAGACAAAATCCGTATCGCTGATCGCCAAGCTATTGCGGTGGATGCATGAGCTTTGTATCCCCCTTCACTGGTGACGTCATCCAACCCACGGATGTAAGTTACACGTCCTATACCATCTCTGCCGATCTTGCACTCGCTTGGCCAGTCGGCAGTAATGGAACCAGTAACGTGGCCGCACGCGTGATGGAGATCACCGCGACTACCTCGGGATTGAAGGTCATCATGCCGCCCGCGAATCAAGTATCAGTGGGCCAAGATGCTTTAATTCGAAATCTAGGGTCAAACACCTTCACAGTGGTGGACAACTCCGGTGGTACGATCATCGCGATTACTTCCGGCAAAGCCGAATACATCTACGTCACTACCAACACCACTGCGGCCGGTACATGGGGGATCATAGCTTTTGGCACTGGTACATCGAGCGCTGATGCTTCTACTTTGGCCGGCTTGGGGCTTGAAGCAATATCCACGACGCTTAACCAGACCCACCCCGCATCGACTTTCTCGACCGGCTACACGCTTACAGCAAGCGACCGCGCGCAAACTAAGGTGTGGGCCGGAGGTGCGGGAACCGTCGTACTACCACTAGCATCATCTCTAGGTAATAATTGGTTCGTACTACTTAAAAACAATGGCACTGGATCTCTACAGGTTACTTGCTCCGGTAGCGATAATATAGACACTAATCCCTACAAGGTATACAATCCGAACGAATCGTCATTCGTTGTATGTGATGGTACTCAATTCATCTCAGTCGGATACGGCGTCAGCAATATCTTTAATTTCACCGCGCTTGTTTACCCGGTGGTTTCTGGTACTTATACATTAACATCCGCTCAGTGCGGCAGTGTCATTCAGGAATTCGTAGGCACGATGACCGCGAATGTGACGATCGTTTATCCCCCGGTGGTGTCACTATACATTCTTAGTAATCAGGCGGCTAATAATGGCTACGCCTTACGCATCACTACTGGGGTGGGCAATACCTATACTGTGCCCGCAGGCGCGCAAGTATCCGTTATTTGCGATGGTACTAATTTTTTCAATGCTAATACCGTACAAGTAGGCGCAACGTCCTTGAGCGTTATTGATGGCACTGCCGCGACGCCCGCGATTAACTTCGCTAATGAAAACAACACTGGTATCTGGAGACCGGGCGTGGGCCAATTAGGCATCTCGATATTGGGAAATAATGTGTTTTTACTAGATGCCACAGGCGTTAATGCGGGCACTTTCTGATGACTAAGCAAGTATTTGCACTCACCACTAAACCCGGAATTCAACGGGATGGTACGATTTTCGACTCAATCTACTACCGCGATGGTGTGTGGTGCCGATTTCAACGCGGCCGTCCTCGCAAAATCCTGGGGTATTCGGAGATCACGGCAAACCTCGCCGGTCCATCACGCGGGATTTTCGTGGACCCTGCCGACGGCTACACCAACGTGTACAGTGGCTACAGTGCCGGACTTCAAGTACTACCGATCAATAGTCTTGGTGTAGGTGTTGGTATAAACGACTTTACGCTCAGTAACTTCACTCCTAACGATAATAACCTATGGCAATTCGACGCCGAGTTTTCACCGGCAGGAACGGGCACGAGCTATATTCTAGCACACCCCGGTCAAAATCTGGCCGCCATCGATAGCACCACCAATACCCCGGTTCTGATCGGCAATGCGACGGGGTACACGATGTCGCAAATTGGGGTGTTTACGGCAACGGTGGATATTGTGAGTGGTAATACCACAGCCACATTAGACCCGCTCAATGTGCAAGTAGGAGCAGGTCAATCAGTGTCTGGTACAGGAATTCAGGCGGGCACTACGGTGGTGTCTGTTGTTGGAACCACGTTAAAGCTCTCTTTGGCACCAACGGCTACTACGACCGCGGCCGTGCTCACATTTAATAACAACATATCGGTCTCGGGTGGTGTCTGCGTCTTGCATCCTTACATCTTCGTGTACGGGAATAATGGTCTGATTCAAAACTGTGCGGCCGGCAATCCGTTCGACTGGGTTAGCACCGATGCTAATGCTACCAACGTAGCTTCCACCAAAATCGTCAAAGGACTCCCCGTTCGTGGCGGTTCTAACGCCCCGGCGGGCCTTTTTTGGGCTTTGGATTCATTGATCCGTGTAAGTTATACTCCCACTACTGTGACCATTGGTACGGTATCTTCTACCTTCTACTGGAGGTACGACATCGTTACTAGCTCCACCTCGATTCTGTCTAGTCAGTCGATTATTGAGTACGATGGTATCTACTACTGGTGTGCAGTGGACCGGTTCCAATTGTACAATGGTGTGGTAAAAGAGATACCTAATGACATGAACATTAATTATTTCTTCGATAACCTTAACTATGCGCAACGGCAGAAGGTGTACGCTACCAAGGTGACTCGCTACGGAGAGATCTGGTGGTTTTACCCACGCGGCGATGCGACCGAGTGCACCGATGCTATCATCTACAATGTGCGTGAAAATCTGTGGTACGATGCCGGTCAAGCCCCAGGCGCTCAACGTAGCGCGGGGTACTTCTCGCAAGTGTTTCACTATCCAATCAACGCCGATTGGAATATCAATAACACGGGCGGCATTAACTTCTTTACCATCACTGGCGGATCGAGCTACACTAACGGAACCTACGCTAATGTGACATTAACCGGAGGTACGGGTGCTTACGCCTCGGCCACCATCACAGTATCCGGCAATGTAGTCACTGCTGTGAAGATTACCAACCATGGTTATGGATATACGGTGGGGGATGTGCTTACTGGCACTGTGGCCGGTGGGTCCGGATTCCACATAACGGTTACTGGCCCCCTCATGAATTACGTTTCCCTTTTTCAGCACGAAATCGGCGTGGACGCTGTTCAAGCGGGTTATCAACTGGCAATTTACAGCTCGTTCACCACCGGAAACTTGGGCTTCGTGACGGGCGGCCCCTCGCAACAACTTCTGCAGAGTGATGTTAACAAGTGGCTTCGTGTGGAGCGCGTGGAACCCGATTTTATTCAAACCGGTAGTATTGATCTGTATATCACAGGACCGGCATACGCGCAGGGCACTGATGCCACGACCGGACCCTATACATTCGACCCTACTACGGCCAAAATCGATATGAAAGAGCAACGCCGCGAGATGCGCTTGCAATTCGTGTCCAATGTAGTGGGCGGCAATTACCAAATGGGTCGTGTGATCCTCGACGCAGATACTGGAGACGTTCGTGGCTACAGCACCTAGTACAACGATCGTCTATAATCAGGTCAACCCATTCCCGTTGGTGTACGATCCTCGCCACCACACCTTTGAATCTTGGGCGTGTCTGATGTGCGAAGCCTACGCCGCCAATCAGCTCGAAATCCCAGGGCCCGATACGACTTGGCAGGGGTGGGCATCCGGTCTCAAGGCCATCGATGTATTTAATAACGAGGGCATTCCAGGTCCTTACATTTTTGGTGATTGGCAGGAGTGGGCACAAGCCGTGGTTAATGCAGTGAATCCGAGGGTTTCATGAGTAACTTAACTGCAAAGCAAATCGCGGACGGTATAGCGGCCATTCAAGCGGCGGGCGGCGGTGCGGCAGAAATCGCGGCCGCTATGGATCAGTACGGCGTGAGTCCCGCAGAAGTCGCGGCGGCCACTGGCACCAGTGTGGCGGCGGTCCAAACTGCATATAACCAAGTAAATCCCTCAGGTACATTCTCGGCCCCCGCCGATACAACTCCTGCGCCGACACCCGCACCAACTTCCGCACCAACACCGGCCCCTGCGGCGGCCCCGGTTTCGACACCCGCACCTTTAGCAGTCCAAAGCATAGGTGGGTCGAATTACGAGAGCGTCATTAATGCTATCCAAAATGGCGGTGTGACGATAGGTACTCAAACTGTACCTGTTCCAAATACCGGAAGAACTCAAACACAAACCGTATTACTGGATGCTAGTGGCAATGTAATACCCGGTAGCGCTCTGGCGAATATAGTCCCAGGCAGTAATGGTCAAGTTACAATTCAAATCGGCGCGGGTGATGGCGGTGTACTGAATATTAACACCCAAAGTAATGCCAATGGTAGTTTAGCTCCCATCTCAAGTAACAATCAGGTGAGTTACACCGGCGGTACTTCAGGTAGTGTGATCGGTAACTTGGCCGCTACCGCCACACCTTTGGTCGATGTCGTAGCCGCGGCGACAGGGAATGCTGAGTTAATACCGGCAATCAATGCGGCTTCAACTTACGCGCAGACTGGCGACCTGACCAAGGCGGCTACATCGTACGTTCTCGGGCAAGCCGGTCAAGCGCTAGCGCCAGTTGTAGGGGGCGCAGTTACCGATGCCACCGGTAGTTCGATCCTAGGTAGCGCCGCCGCCAATGTGGCGAGTGGTGAAGTAGCCAGTGGTGGTAAAGCCAATGCACTAACCTTGGCCGAAGCCGGTGGACTTAATGCCGCAATGCCTCAAGTGCTATCGCAAATTCCTGGATATTCCAGTCTTTCTGCTTCCGATCAAGCCATTGTCAATAAAACAATATCGGGTTTAGCCAGTGGTCAAGATCCGTCTAAAATCGCGATGAGTGATTTAATCACCGCAGGTACCAATGCGGCCCAGACTCAAGCTCAAATAGCAGAAAACGACGCACTACTAGATTCCAAAGCATCAACGACCTCTAGCACCGCTTCTAGTAATGCGACCCCAAGCAATGTAACTTCGTCCTCTGCCGCGACCGGTTCGAATGTGTCTTCGGGCACCGACTCTACAGCGGGCAATGCGGCTACAGATCTGATTAACCAGACCAACGCGGCAATCGGATCGGCTTCCACCGACACGGGCTCATCAATTACCGGTGAGGGTGCTCAGCGCGCATCTAATGATTTTACAGCTCAAGGGTCTTTTGGCGATGCATTCAACGCCGCACGAGCACAACTGGGTAACAATGCTACATTTGTTTACAATGGGCAGAGCTACACGACCCAGACAAGTGCCGAGCAGACTGCCGCCGCGCAAGCCGCTGTTAATGCATTGCCGTCCAGTACAACTGCGGGCGCAGGACAAGGTGCGAAAGATACTTCTACGGTGGATGTAGCCGCACAGCAAGCGAACCTAGCCGCGAGCCAAGCGGCCGCAAAGAATGCCGCATCGAGCTCTACCTCGTCAACTGTGATGCCGAGCAGTGCGGTATACGACGAGATGGGAAATCTGATTTCTGGTGGTCTCCCCGGTGGATTTGCCGCGGGAAGCACAGCAGACAAGATCTATCAAGCCGCGAATTCTGTCCTCACTAACGTGCCGCAAGTGGCATTGAGCACCACAATGAATGCGGGTGCGGATATTTTGGGGCAGACCGCCGGAGTGATCTCCACACTATCTCCAATCGCATTAACTTCGAATCCTCTTTACGTTGCCGCGCAATCACTGCAAAACGGCGCAAACGGTCTCGATCCACAGACTGCACAGCAATCCAATAATATTATGACCGCCGTAAATAACGCGGACGGTCTCGGTGATAAGGTGATGGCGTTTCTATCCTCCTCTGTACAAAATCCGCGTGGATGGGTATCTTTGGTGGGCTCGGAAGCACTGCAGGAGATCATGCCGGCCGGTGCCGCGGGTGCAATCGGTAAATTCGCAGGAGCTGTGGCGGGCATGGGCGCAGATCTAGCTTTGAACAGCTTAGAATCAGTTGGTGCGGCTTACCAACAATCGTACAATAGCCTCATCGCGTCCGGCTCCTCTCCCGAAGATGCAGATGCTAAAGCATCTCAGGCCGCAGTTTCTGCCGGTGCCGTCACTCTAGCCACTGCCGGACTGCTAGAACCAGGCATGGTTAAAGCGTTTAGCACCATGATGCCCAATTCGGTCACTAACGCGCTTACTGATTTTGTTAACCACAACATCTCCGGCGCCGTGGGCGAGGGTGTCGAGGGTGGTGCTCAATCGGTGGCTACTCAGTATTTAACCACAGGAAAAATCAATCTCAATACTGTGCTCACTGATGCGGTGGCCGAGATGGGAATTGGGCACAACGTAGCGACTACAATCGAGGCCAGTTCAGCCGCTATCGGAAACGATATGGCGACTAATGGATCCGCCGCGAGTGTGATTACACCGACCGGAAATCCCACAATCGATTCCGCATCAGCCGCTACCAATTTACTGGCGAGCACCGGAATCAACGTCGGGACCGCCTCCCAGATGGTGAACACCACGATCGGATCAGACACTGTGAACAAGATCATCAGTGCCGTGGACACAAGCGCCGGGGATAACCTGAATCTTACACCGAATACGGTAATTGGCACTGATTCCTCCGGTAATACGGTTACCCTAGGCGAGTATGTTGGCGAGACCATGGTGAATGGTGGCGCTCCAACCAATGTGACTATTGATAATTCCGCGGTAGTAGGGTCCGACATCACGAGCCGCCCTATTACTCTAAGCTCTGTTATTCCCGCTATTAACGCATCGGTGGTTACCAATGTTAACAAAAATGGAAATGCCTCGACCGCCAACGCTGTGGCGGCGTCCAATGCGGCGTCCAGTGCGAATAATGCCGCAACTACTGCCACAAACGCGGCGGCTTCGGGAAATACGATTACAGCTAATGCGGCGTCCAACGCATCGACTGTAAGCTCCATCGCGGCTAACAATGCGGCTAACGCGACGACGAATGCGGGGACAAATTCCAACGCGGCCACAAACGCTCAAGTGGCGGCTAATACCGCGACTAATTCCGCGGCAAACGCTAACGCCAACACCAATGCGAATGCTAATGCCAATTCAAACGCTAACGTTGCGGCGAATACCAACGCTAATGCGAATGCTAACGCTAATGCTAACGCTAACAGTAACACAAATACAAACACCAATACTAACACTAATACTAACACCAACGCTAACGCCAACACCAACACTAACACCAATGTTAATGCGAATACCAATGTTAATGCGAACGTTAACACGAATGTTAACCCGAATGTCAACACCAACACCAACACCAATACTAACACCAACGTCAATCCTAACGTTAATGTTACTGCACCGGGGGTGACTCCTTCGGTGGTAACGCCATCGACTACGAACCAGACTTCGACAGCATCAACCGATTACCCCTATATAAACACTGATGGCACCGGTGGTACTACTACTAGTCAGACATCCCAGACGCCTGTTAAAATACCTTCGTCAACTTCGGTGACGACGGCTTCGAGTGCCGGCAGTGCACCGAGTTCAAACACCACAACACCAAGCGGGACAGCCTATGTGGGCGGCCCCACTTGGCTTGGGGATACAGGAGCCAACACTTTCACTAACGTTCTAGCCCCCGAGCAGTCTATGATCGCAAACCTTAAATCCCCAACGGCACAGCAATATTCACCATTGCAGTCGATTTCAATCCCACAAGCGACGACGGGTGCTCAGACGCCGAGCTACTACAGCTACGGGACCGAACCAAATATCGCCGCGATGCTAAATCAATTTCTTGGTGCCGGAACGGTTCCGCAGGTAGCCGCATTCAAGGATGGTGGTAATGTGATGGCCTCCGCTTTAATGGCCGCACACGGTGGGGATGTAGAACACAAAGGTTCGCACTACGTTCAAGGCGATGGTGGTGGCCAGGATGACTTGGTACCCGCTAAACTCGCGGATGGTGAGTACGTGCTCGACGCTGAGATCGTGGCCGCACTGGGCGACGGATCGAATAAAGAGGGCGCTCGGAAACTGGATGAGTGGCGAGATGCAATCCGCAAGCACAAGCGCTCGGCACCACTGGGCAAAATACCGCCGAAGGCAAAATCGCCCCTTGAGTACATGAAAGGTATCAAATGACCACGAATCTATTACAAGGGTCACCCCTACCGAATATTACGACGACTAGTGATGTAAAGACTACTGGTCCCGACTGGTATAACCAGTACATGACCGGTCTTGCCAATCAGGGCAATGCCGCAATGGCGGCTACGCCGACTGATATGGTGGCCCCGCTCTCCCAACTGCAAAATCAAGCGATTGCGGCGGCGCCTACAGCGCTAACTGCCTACCAGACACCACTACAAGCCGGAGAAACGGCGGCCGAGACTTCAGCCGGTGGTGTGACGGGTGCGCAGATCGGTAACTTCATGAACCCCTACACCTCGGGGTACACTGATGCTAACGGCAATTTCGTTCCTGGGCTTACTCAGCAGATGGCGAATCTGCAACAGCAAAATATTCAGCAGAATGTGCTTCCTCAACTGCAAGCGACCTTTGCGGGATCTGGTGGTTTCGG